CGGTCACGCAACTCAGCAACCTCGACGGCAGTTAACGAAGCAGGGAGATCAGTTTCAGCAAGAACCGCCTTCGGCGGCCTAAAAGTTTCAGCCATTCGACACCGCCACAGGATCCGTCAACGGCGCAGGATCAACCGACGCCCCTTGGAACACCTGAATAAACTCATCGCCACCGTCATACGGATTCTCGCCACGAGCAACACGAGCCTCATTCGCGGTACGAGTACCAGACGAGATCCGAATACGGTCAACATTCGCCGCAGTCAACGCATCAAGGCGAAGAAGTGAAGACGAATCGAAATGCACATCCACACCATCAGGCAGCAGCGTAGAAAACGCGATCTCCAAACGAGTCAACCACGGCTGAATCGTGTGAATCAAGAAATTCAACGAAGCAGCTTCATTATTCGAATACGTCTGCCCGTCACCCTTCAACCCGAGGAGGTAAGGAGGAATACGGAAAATGCGTGCACACTCAGACTGGATCTCTTGACGAACCGCGACAAAATCCATGTCAACAGCGGACGCCGTAATCGGCTGCCACTTCAAACCGTCTGTAAGGACCGCAGGACGACGATGTTTACGCTGCGATGCTTCCCAAGACTCACGAAGATTACGCATCGCCTCAGTCGTTAGAGGCTTATCTGTGGACAACACACCGCTCGGAGTCGCCCCCTCGCCGTACCACTGGCTGACGTACTTATCGACAGCCAAGGCAAGACCAAGCATCGTGCGCTGCTGCAACAACGGCGAGATACCAACCAGCGACTGCGGAGGCGTAAACCAACGCGTATGCAACATTTCATCGCTAGGAATCGGATTACCAAGATGCAAATACGCCCGAGAGTTGTAATCCTTCCCCGGCATCACATTCATCTGGTACGGATGCAAAGGCAACATGCCCACAGGCGCACCGCGACGATCACGAGCAACATGCGCATACGCGTTACCGTGCAACGCAAGCGACACCATCATCGTATGCACAAACTCGAAACGGTTCGTCTCACCAGGAGACGGATCCGCAAGAATCAACGGCAAATCCACCCGCACACGCGAACCATCACCCTGCAACGACGTAGCAACCAACGGCATCGACGCAACCGTGTCAGCAAGCAAAGAAACACTCGACAACACCGTCGCGATACCAAGAGCTGTGACCTCATCAACACGCTCACCAGCAGTCGAAAACAGCGAAGTCTGCCCATACAAAGTATTCAAAGGGTTGTAAGTGTTAGCGAAATAGTTCACACCAGCGCGAGCCTCAATACCGCGACGAATGAAACTCATTCAGCACCACCAGACGCGAGATAACCCGCAACAATCGCGCCAACACCAACAACAACAAGTGCCACGCCAAGACCGAAAAGAAGAAAAGAACCAGCCGCGACACACAAGCCGCCCACCAGTTCAAGCACCGAAGTCAACGAATCACGCGAAAACAACCGCATCTACTCGCCCTCCATAGCCCAAATATCAATAACCTGAGGCTCACGGCCCGCATTCTGCGCGAAACCCCAAGCAGCAAGAGAACAAGAAACAAGCGGTGAAATATCAACAAACGAACCACGGCGACCAAACGCCCACAAATCCCCAAGATTCCTACGCTTCGCCGCAGCAACCGCAGCATTCAAATGCGCTTGATCAAGATGCCGCACCTGCTCGTTATTGATCAACGAAGCAAACGCAACCGACGACTGAGCCATCTCACGGCCACTAATCTTCGTCAACGCAAGACCCACACGCTCAAGATCAGGCAACAACGCACCCGCAGCCGACCCAACATCCAACACAATCGTCGAAGGCGACCAACGCCGCGACAACTCAGACAAACGATCAACCACCCACGAAGTACCAGGACGATTATCAACAACCTCAACATGCAACAAACCATCAGCACGCACACCACACGACGACACCGACGCCACACCATCAGGCGACACGTCAAGACCAAACGACACCGGATCAATCGGACGCGACGACGCATCAAACAAACGCGCCCACGCCTCAAGATTCAACGCAGAATCCTCACCCGCGCCCTCATCCCAAATACCAAGACGCTCACGCACAAACTCACGCTCCGGCATCGCATTAAACTCGCGAGCCACATGCTCCTCGCTGATACGAATACCAAGAGCCGGATTAGCCTGCGCCCAACCACTGCGATCATCCGAAGACAACCGAGGATCAGCAGACCACTCCAAATAACACAACGAAGGATCCTCACCCTTCACACCACGATCACGCACCGCCCGCAGCACTTCACTATTCGAATGCCCCGCACTGCTCGTATACCAAAGCTGCGGATTAGGGCGAGACGAAAGAACCGGCAACAACGCACCAACCGCAGCCTGCGGCAACGCATACGCCTCATCCAAGATGATGCAATCACCCGTAAAACCACGACCAGAACCAGTCGACCGCGCAACAAACCGCAACCGCTGACCGTTAATCAACTCGATGCCCTCATCGCCATGCGATGTACGGATCTTGGACACACGCTTACGCAAATCATCAGTGTTATCAATCAACGACTTGATGCGAAGAAAAGCCTCACTCGCCGTCTTAAACTCATGCGCGGAATGCAGTATGAGTTGCTCACCAAACAAGAACAAGCCCGCAAGTTCACGAGCCTCAAGAATCGAACCCTTACCATTCTGACGCGCCACAACCGCAGCAACCTCAAACGCCGACCAGCGACCATCACCACGCTCACCAAGCGCAGAATGCAACGCAAACTGCTGCCAATCATCGAGGATCAAACCGGCAGACGCAGCCAACTCGACAGCCTCAACACCAGCCGACGAAACAAACGACGGCACATGACTAACCCGAGGCCGCTGCTCGCCTCGCAGCACGCTTAGATTCAAGGTCATCAAGTTTCGATTCCACGTCAGGGGCAGGAATAGCCTCAATCTCGTTCAACACATTCGTGAGCTGACGGACCAAAGCAGGAACATCACGCTCAGCAGTAAGCAACTGAGACGCAAGAAAATCACGCAACGCCACCAACGAACCGCGACGATCACCAATAGCAACAACCTCAGGAAGCGACAAGTCAGACAACGACCGCTCCCCTCATGGGTTATGCTCAAAAATGTGCCCCGAAACCGGTCCGAAAACCAGTGGGGAGAGAAGAACGACGGGGACCAGGGTGATAACGCATCGCCTCTGAAAAAAATGAAAATATTTTCCAAAATTTTCCGGCGATGAAACTTTTTTTCTACCAATCACGCGACGTCGGAGCGACGATGACCTTGTCTGATCGTCGACCGTAGTTCCCCGGACAACCCCACGACTGCCGCTTACCGTGCGCTGGTCGAAGGTTGCGTAAGTCTTGAGGATTACCACCATCGGCTAACCGAATGATGTGATCGACAGTATCTGCGCCCGGTCTTCCGCACATCCAACACACATCTGATGCCTGAAGGATCGCTAGCCGTAGCTTCTTCCAACTGCTGGAGTTGCGCCCGTCGCGTTCACGCTGCGACATTTGCGCGTAAGGCTTAGCCATATCAACCCGCTACTGGTTCCAACCTTGCACGCAATTCAAGGACACGATCAGAGTATGAATGCCACGCGGATCCACGCTCGCTCAAGGGCACGAGGCTCAGGTTGCGTAGTGCTTCGTCAATGTCGGGCAGTGTTGCTTGTTCGCTTACGATGACGCTCATGCTTCACTCACCCCACAAATACAAGAAGTCCCTAAACCGTTGAGGCTTAAGGACTAATGGAAAGATTTCCACTAAAACATATTATACCGGAACGCATCCCCACTAGCAAAAAGTTTTCGTGGGGATGCGTCGGTTGAATTTCCACTATGACATAACGTAGCGGAACCGTTGGTTGTTTATGGTCGTGCGCTTCATCTGAGCCGACAAGTTGAATATGTGAGGAACCAACCCAAAGCAATTCCCCATGCAAAGAATCCAAGGTAGGCCGCTACTTCCCACCAGTTCGTCACTGTTCTCCTTCGCAAGTGCATGAAATACATTTGCCAGTATCGGCGCTGATGAGGAAACATCCACGATCATCGGCCTTATTGCAGGGACATGAAGGGTCGTGGCTCATGCGGACACCAACTGCTGCATCGACCAGATCGAGTGCATCTCGTACCTGCCGTGTTCGCGCCGGATCTTTCCCGCAGCTGCCCAATTACGCAACGTGCGGTCAGTGAGGTTGAAATATCCCGCAGCTGCTTCACCATCAGCCCAAATCTCGCCACCATCAGTAGACACGGCGAGGGCGATCAAGTGGTTGAGGTCCCAAATGTTGCCGCAGGATCGACAGGGCGCCGTCATGCTCCTGGTGTCGTCGCCCACTTGGATCCGCGTACCGCACTGCTGACCTGTTTCATCGTCACGGTTGGGGCAGGCGATGGTCATGGACTTTTGTGGCTCCATGCGGGCCGCTGCACGGGCTTGTTTGTGGCATTGGCGTAGTTCGATGGCGAAGTCCGCGATAGCGGGGTGACGTTCGCACGCGGCGGGTAGCCACGTTTGTAGGAAGCTGACTACCCCGACCAAGGTTTGCTCCTTGGGTTTGCCTGCATTACGGGCATGTGACGCGGGACCGTAAGGGGTCAAGTGGAACGTCTCTCGCCAGTCTTTCTCCCATGATTCGAGGACGGGTAGGACGTCGTTTCCGGCGAGGAAGTCGAGGGCGTTGACTCGGACGCCGATACTGATTTCGTTTCCGCGCCCGGTACCGCCTCCGGTTTGTCCAGGTCGTAGTTCACCAGCGGTGATGGCGACGTAGTCGACGATGTCGTGGAGTTGGCGTGCGAGTTTAAGTTGGCAGTGTTCGCACACGGGCCGGTTGTCGAGCCTGTCGCATATTTGGCAGTTGCTCATTGGTGTCTCGTTTCTAGGTGGTCGCAGGGTTCGGGCATTGGTGTTGTTGTAGGACGGTGGTGGTGTTGGCGGGTGTTGCGGCGATCTCTAACTGGTAGCGGCGGTTGAGGTGTTCGTATTGGAGGCGGTAGGTCCAGCGGCCTTGCACCAGTGCGGTGATTTCACCTTGCAGGGTGAGTGGTGTGGGGTCGCATTCGGCGAGTAGGGCGATCATGTCTGCGTCGAGTGCGGTGATGATGTGGGCTTTACATTTCTTGCATCTCCTGTTCTGGATTTTGCGTCCGATTCGGCCTTCGGTGATGAATCCTTGTGTGATCAAATGATTGGTCAGCCATTGGTTGTTATCCCTCATGTTTGACCTGTATGTATATGTATTCCCCTATAGGGGATACATATCAGTATGTGTATTAAAAAATACGGGTCATACATACCGGTTGATTTGTCCCTTTTTGTTCTCATATCGCGAGTGCCCAAAGTGGGAAATTGTTGAAGGTTTTTTTACCTGAATCGATGAGCATCCCACCGTCGATGAGTGCCCCTACGGCTTCGAGGTTCTTGTTGCGGTCGCCGGTGATTTGTTGGGCGATCTGGTTTTTGGTGAGCAGCTTCCCGTCTGACATGTGGCTAATGATTCGCTTGTTTGCTTTCCCTGCTCCTGCTTTCTTCCCTTCGCCGGTGAGGACCAGGGTGCGGGTTTCGGGGTTGTAGTCGAGGGTTTCGGTTGGCATTTCGACGTCGCGTCCGTAGGCGGCGAGGTAGCGGGTTGGGGCTTCGATGGCTGCGAAGTCGCTGGTTTCGTCGTCGTCGGTGTCTTTGGTGAGGGTCCAGATTGCGTCTGGTTCGTCGAGGAGGCGTGATGCGCCGCGTGATCGTTGTCCGGCGTGGCCGGTGTGGTGGACGATGAGGTCGTCTTTGATGCCTGCTGCGGTGAGTGTTTCGGACCACCATGCGAAGAAGACGGCGACGTCGCTGTTGCTGTTTTCGTCGAGTCCTAGGGATGCGAGGACGGGTGCGAGCGGGTCGAGGATGACGAGTTCGGCGTTGATGTGTTGTAGCCAGGTGGTGAGTCGTTTGCGGCCTTGTTCGGTTCCTAGTTGGAGTGCGGAGGCTTTTCCTCGGAGGTTGGCGATGTGGACGGCTTGCGTGTTTTTGATGCCTGCGTCGCGCATCCATTTGCGGAGGGTGTTTTCTCCGACTTCCATGTTGAGGTAGGCGATGGTTTTGCCGGGTGTGAGTGGTTGTGTGGTTGTGTTGCCGAGGAATGGTGTGCCGTCGACGATTGCGGGGATGAGGTTGGAGGCGATCATTGTTGTTTTGCCTGATTTGGCTGCGGCTGCGAGGAGGACGCGGCCTTCGGAGGGCCAGAGGTCTTGTATGCGGTAGTTGGTGGGGCTGTCTGGTTGGTTGAGGAAGTCGGTGAGGTTGAGGGCTGTGAGTGGTGGGGCTTGTCCGAGTTTAGATGCGGTGAGGAGTGTTTTCGCGTCTTCGTTGATGCGTAGTTCTGAGTAGCGGTTTCGTACGGCCCGGTCGTATGGGGTTTCTTCGACGTATTCGGTTTCGGCTGTTTCTGTGGTGTTTGGTAGTGGGATGAACTCTTTTAGCGTGTCGTAGATATCGGTTTCTGGTGCGTAGCCTTGTTCGCGTAGTTGTCGTGATGCGGCTGTCATGTCGCCGCCGTGGTTGAGGATCGTGTACGCGTATTCCTTGCTGATGCCTGTTTCTTGCGGGAACGCTGTGGAGCTGGAGAAGACGTACATTGGTCCGTCTTCGAGTGTGGTTGCGCTTGTTCCTTCGTGAACGTTTTTGCCGGGGCGGGTCCAGTGGTCGCGTCCGTCGCTTGCGTGGTGGCTAAAGGTCCAGCCTGCGGGTGTGAGGATGTCGGCCCATGTTGTTTGTGCCCGGTAGTTGCCGAAGGTTGTGTCGGTCGCGTGTGGGGTTGTTTGCGGGTGTTGTGGGGTGTGTGTTGCGGCTTGGCGTTGGAGTGCTTCGCGTTCGTTGTTGTCGTCTTCGTTTAACGCGAGGGTGATGAGTAGGTGGAGTTCGTCGCGTTGTTCAACGGTGATGGTGGGGGTTCCTGCGGGCGTGGATCCTTGTAGGAACAGGTAGGCGGCATCTGGTTGGTGTCCGTTGCGTGCGGGTGTTGGTGCGACGATGACGAAGCCACCTTCGCCGCGTGTCTCTGAGACGACGTGCCTTTTTGCGCCTTGGCCTTGCATGGCGAGTTTCGTGTTGCCGAGGGTCACGCCGGGGGTGCGCATGAACATGTGTAGGCCGCCGCCTGCGGATTGTTCTACGCATCCGCGTGCGGCTTGTAGGACGAGGTCTGTTGATCCGAATGTTTTGGCGTGGTCCATGACTGCGTTGAGTCTGGTGATTGCGGGGTCGATTGGTCCTTCGATTTCGACCATTTGTGCCCCGCCGGATACGGCCCCGGTGATGACTCCTATCCCGGTGTAGTTGCCGGTGTTTAGCCATCCTTCGAGTTCTTCCCACGTTGGGCGTGTGGTTTGGTATTGCTTCCATTGTCCGAAGGGCCGTTTCCCGCCGTCTTCGTGTGACGGGATAACGGCGTATCCAGCGTCGTACCAGTCGCGTGCAGCTGTGAGCAGGGTGCTCGTTGCGGGGTGTGGTGCGGTCATCACTTGGTACTCGTTTCGTTGGTGTGAACTTCGCAGGTTTCGGGGTGTGTGTTTCGTGCCGCTGTCAGTCGTGAACTGTCGCCGTCATGGGATCGGGCAGCGGCGTTTCTCATTTAGAAGGGTGCTTCGTTGCTGGTGAGTCCAGCAGCTGTGAGGTTGTTCATTGCCGCATCCAGTGCCGTGTTACCCGTTGGCGCGAATGTTGCGGCGGTCTGGTTGTTCAAATATGCCGTTGCAGCGGCGATAGCGGCAGTGTCGCCAGACGCATCGTTGATTAACCAAGGTGGGTTGCCTTTTGTGTTCGCGCCTTGGCCCAGGACACCGAGTACGCGTCGTCCTACTTGTGTCTTGAGTGAGCCGACGAGTACGCCACCAAACCAGAGAACATCGGTGGTGGTGGTTTGGGCCTTGATGTCGTGGACGGTGACGAGGATTGCGTCTTTGTCTCCGAATTTCGTTTCGATCCCGGTGCGGTATTCCTTGGGTTCGACGACGAGTAGGTGTCCGTTGGCTGCGTTGAGGTCGAAGTCGCCGCCTGATGCTGCTGCTGGTGCTGAAAATTCCATGTCGCAGGTTTCCTTTACTTGTTGGGTGTGTGTTGGTGGTGCACCGTGGTGTGTGTTCACGGGGTATATGGGGTGAGAGTTTTCTGCTTGTACGCGTTCCTGACCGCGACGGCTGTTTGTGCAAGTTTCCAGCCGACGGTGAGGTCGATCAGGTATAGGTCACAGCGGCCTGTACCGACGGGCATGTGAATAAGTAGCCCAACATCGGTGGACACTCCTACGGTCGGTAGGTGTCCGATGCGGCCTTTCACGGGGTCGTACAAGTGACCGTGTGAATAGATCGCGATTTGTGTACCGACACCGTGTGGATATTTGGGTTCGTTTGCACCCGTTTTCACGTCAGCAACAACCACGCGACCATCAGGCAAGCGAACCAACCTGTCGAATGTTCCAGCGGCTTCCACCTCATCAGTAACAATGAATAATTCGGTGGCAATGATTTCGATACCAGTCATCGCGGTCTTGTATGCCTGTAAATCTGCTTGGTGGATTTCGGGGAACGTACTGATCGCGGATCCTGCATCGACTCGTTCGGTGAACGTGTGGATTGCTGTGCCAAGGTTTGCGGCCCTGTCGGATTCTGCTGCTGACATTGCTTGTTCGACAATGTCGGCTAGTGCACGCTTGTCGCCACTTGCAGCGGTCGCAAGTGACACGAGGTCAGGTCGTGCAGCGATACCCGCCACAACCATTGACTGTTTCCACTTAGTGAGCGCAGTCTTGTCATCGAGGGCTTTAGCCAGGGTGCTCACTCGCGTGTAAGGGATCGCCTTGCCACCACCTACGGGTTCAATCAACGGGCGACCGTAACGGTCACGGTTGATGGGTTGCGTGGGTGCAGTGAATTCCATGATGCTCATGACTGTTGGCCTTTCCCACGGATCCCGGTGAGTTGTTCGCGTAGGTCGTTGATGCGCTGGTTGGTGTTCTTTAGGGCTTCTTCGGCTCGCACGATGGCGAGGAGGTCGCACAAACATTCATGAACGCAAACTCCGCACTGTTCGCCTTTAGGGTGTTGGCATAAGTAGCTGATATGTGGGCGTATTGCGGGGCAGTACGCGTCGTGATACGTAACGTTTCTGATCGCCTCATCGTCGCCCATCATCAGGTCTTTAACTTTTCCCATGTCAGGCCACTACGTCGGTAATGAATTGTGCAGCTTCGCCGTAGGTGTCGAATCGTGCGATCTCAACATTGTCAGCGTGGACTAGATATTTCCCTGATGGGCTTCGCATTGTGTCGATGTGGTGTATCACTTGTTTTCCTTCTTTTCGCAGGGTTATTTTTACTGGTGAAAATGGTTGTATTGACGTCGTTCAGCGTTTGGCGTGTTGCGTTCGGGTGCAGTGAGTCCGCCAAAAATTCCGTACTCCTCACGTCGCGTTACCGCAAAGTTGAGGCATTGCGCAGACACAGCGCATGTTCCGCAGATTCGTTTCGCTTCAGTGCGCTCAACCCAACCGATAGACGCGATGGAGTCGCTGAACCAAATGTCAGGATTGGGGTGCCCTAAACATTTCGATTCACTCATCCATGAATGGATTGGTACGACTGGTTCAATGTCGATGTACTTCACCAGGTGACTTTCCGGCTGTACCCGCCGGTGCGTACTAGCTGCGCGTATGTGAACAGGTGGTCTTGGACGAGGTCGGGTTCGTTTACGGCGTCTGAGGTGATGAATTCGGCGATTTCGTGGTTGCTGTGTCCTCGTTCGTCGATGCGTACGAGTTTGATGATGTTGCATAGGCAGCGGCCTGTTGCGAGGGCTGCGGTGCTGTTGCCTTCGGGGTCTATGGCGAAGGCTTCGGGTAGGTGGGCGAGGTCGCAGAACGTGTCGTGTGTGATCGCAGGGTTCACGGGGTGGTCCTTTCTAGTGCGGTGATTTGGATGTGTGCGCCGGTGGGTATGCCATCGAGTGCGTAGACCTTTACGGCTTCAACTGATACGACTCTCGCGTCGTCTTCCCACACGTTTGCAGTCGTGAGGGCGTCGAAAGTGGATCGGAGTAGCTTGTCGAGGTCTGGTACTCGGTGCGGGTTCTTGGGTGCGGTCGCTTTGATTTCTCCTCGACTGTTGTGGTGTGACTTGGGTCGTGGCATGAAGAAGCACACATAGATGTCGACTGGTCCGTCAATGTTTCTGCCGGTGATGCCTTCTATGGCGCATTGGTCGACGATGGCTTTACGCCACGGCGCGACCTTCTTGCTCGACTCAATCAGGCGACCGCCACCAACGTGCCGCTTGCTACCTTGCGGTGCGGGCAAGCCGTGAACCGTGAACTTGATTGGGTTCATGCGTCAGCCCACATTGCACGCTGCTTCGGCGAACGGATCCGCATCGTTGTTGATGGCGGAACGTCGTGGTTTGTTTCCATGTGGCGTACGAGGATCGTGCGGGCGCGACCTTTCCCAAGCGTCACATCACGCCAACCACACTTACACCAAGTGACATGCGACTCGCTTGTGGAGTCGATGCCATAACCGCTAGCGACACTCATCGTGCCGCCAGCGCGTTGCAGCGTGAACCTGTTATGTACCAGTGCTTGTAGCCGCCCTTGTGGGTGATGACTGCGGCGAATGCTACGTCTTGCAGGACGGGTGTCCATTTGTCGATAGGTTTCGCTTGCATCTGGTGACGGATGTTTGCAGCTTGTTTCTTTGGTAGCCCGAACGTAACGAGACGCTCCGCGACCATGAACGATAAACCGTGTCGCCACTGCTGGTCGAGGAACTGCCAGCGGCCGCGCGCACTAGAAACGTCGCCTTTAGCGCGATAGTTCCCGTGGGATTCACGGTTAGAAACACACGCCGCGTATGCCTGATGACGTGCGGGCAGTTGTGCCGCATCGTGGAGGACTGTTTTTTGTGTGACGGTTATGGCAGCTGCGAGAACTGCCTCGACTATCAAGCCGCCTCCATCAGAGGTGTTGTCGTGACGAGGCAAACGTGAGTCCTGTTCATTGGTGAACCTTCCGGTTGTGTTCATGGCTTGCGCCTTGGTGTTGAAGTTTTAGAAAGACACGCAACGAGTGCGGCACGTTTACGCATGTCGCGTGTCGCGGCGCGTGTCTCGATCGCTGTGGCAATGAATGACGCGACGACGGCGATAGCGATGAGTGACAGGGTGATGACGACGAGGAGTTTCATGCTGGTGCCCCTGACAGGAGCCAGATGCGTACGTTCGACTGGTACGCGGTGGGGAGAACTTTGGGCAGTGCAGCAGCGATACGGTCTCGTTCAGCGGCTTGCGCATCTTTGATGAGGTCGCAGGCGCATAGGTTGTGGGTCGTTTCGTGCCACTCCTGGCATAGGAAGTTGTGGATCATTTCACTGCCCGCAAACGTGCAGGTGCAGGCTTGTTCAGGCCAGTGATGACGGTGACTGCTTCGTCAAGTTCGTTCAGGAGCACTTCACGTTCGGCTCGCAGCTTGTCGAATTGGCGTTCGTAGAATGTGACGGTCACAACAACAAGAAGTGCCGCTCCGGCTATACAAAACATCGAAAGTGTGTTTAACATTGTGTATCTCGTTTCCTTCGCAGGGTTCGGGGTGTGTACCCCGCCAACGGCTTGCAGGCCATTGGCGGGGTTTTTATTTACCTAAAAAGTTTTCTCCAGCAGAGACTTCCCATGAATTTGCCGAAGAAAAATGGGGGCTAGTTTCGCACTTGCGGGGCGTGATTCAGGAACTCGATAAGTGAAACGTGCGTAAAAAGTCGTTTAGCACCAACAAGAACGGGGTTAAGTTCACCGGTCGCGATCAACTTATCGAGGGTACTTATTGAGATGCTGAGAACTTGTGCAGCGTCCTGACGGTTGTACGCCAGTTTTTCAAGGCTCATATTCCTGCTCCGTCTAGGTAGGTTGCGTCTGGCGACATGTTTAAGAATCGTGCAGTGGCATGAGCGTCGTCGATGGGCCAGCACCTCACCCCGGCGAGCCGGCGACAGACAGTCGAGGGTCGGATTCCGAGGTGTGCTGCGAGTTGCTCTTTTGTTTTGCCCTGTTCAGCGAGCGACTTCTTTACCTGACGGTTAAACATTCTTGAAGGAAATAGCGGGCTGTGAAACAGTCTGCATGTCATGTCTGGAACCTAACGCATAAATGTACGGCTGTCCGCCATCCTCGTACATTTGTGCGTGTCGAGGGTAGTTTGTCCCTATAAACCTGACGTATCACTGTGAGTCGGCTCATATTAGGAACAAGTTTTACGCTCAACTTCCACCGAAACGGGGTAAGATGTTTGTTCACCAAGATGCAACGCTCGCACAAATGTGCGATTCTTTTCCTATGAGCGGCCGGCGACGACAAGGGCAGACAAAGAAACCTGTTGGTTTAATGTCTCGCTGCGTCGCTGCCGATATGAGTGTTCGTATTAGAGCGTATCCGGGTGGCATCGCTGGATTTAGTAAAGATTTCGGCTGGTCCACTCGCATAAATCAACTTCTCGCAGGTAAACAGCCTTGGACACTTGAAGATATCCACGCAGTCTGTACAGCTTTCGAATTCAATCCCGTGGAATATCTCGGCGATATTCGTGACGGTTGCATCGCCGCGAATGGTGAAGCCGAAGCCTCACCTTCCTAGGAGAGTTCCCCACCTAGCCGCCCCATCGCTTCACGCGCTAGCGACAAGTCGACGTGCATATATCCCTGTGTCGTCGTAACTTCACTATGCCCGAGGATCGCTTTAATAATCATCGGATCAACCTTCAACGACATCAGCAGAGTTGCAGTCGTGTGACGTGCGTTATGCAACGGAACGTCTTTCACCCCAACGCTTTTTAACACTGCATCCCATCGTTCCGTGTCATTTGACGGATCAACAGGTGTACCCGTTTCCTCATGCCAGACAAGGTTGTGTGGGTTGGGTTCGTGCATCGTCGCGAGTCGGTGTCGTTTCAGCATCGCGGTGAGGGCTGGAGGCATCGGAATGATGCGCGTCCCCTTGTTCGTTTTCGGTCGACTCAGGATGATGCCGCCGTGAAGAATCCGGTACTCGAAATCGGGATTGAAGTTGAAGAACCTTTTCGGGCATGACCCTGCACGCGTCTTTCCACAGGTCGTTTCCTTTTTCGGCTCCCCGTGGCTATCCAAGTTGCAGCCATGAGCGAACTTCAACCGTTGCAGCTGCCACGAGATATCGAGGGTTTCGTCGGCGAGGTTTACCCGGTCCCAACCGAGACCAAGACTTTCCCCCTGGCGTGCGCCAGTGAACAGGGCCAATGCCCAACGCACCGCGTACCTATCTGTAGCGGCAAGGACTTTCTTGGCTTCGTCAAGGGAGAGCACTTCGCGTTCTTTCGCGGTCGATGCCGGCGGGGTGATGAGTGAGGCGACGTTTCGCATGACGTACCCGTCAGCCATCGCCGCATTCAGCGCGGCCCTCAGGGTTCGGTGTGCCCCTCTGGCGGTGGATACCCGCCCATCTTTCGCGATGTCT